GGAAACCGTGTGTGGTCGTGATGGAGTACGTTTTATAGATGCCATGAACATGAGCACATCAATTGGTTTCCCCTTAGGTGGAGTGAAATCCGATTATATTAATATATTGGATTCATGTGACCACCCTGGTTTTGCTGCCCCGAAAGAGTTTTCTAAAGAACTCAATATCGAAGGTAACATTCTAGAATGTGAGGAAACTTATCTGAAAGGAATACGTTGTTACCCCATTTTCAAAGCGTGTTTGAAGGATGAAGCCACCAAAATAGGAAAAGATAAAGTACGAGTATTTGAATCTGCGCCAATTGTGCTGCAGTGTTTAATTAGGAAGTATTTTTTATCCTTAGTACGTTTTGTTAGTCTATTTCCGTTAGCTTCAGAATGTGCAGTCGGTATTAACTCACACGGTAATGAGTGGCACGAAATGCACGATCACATTGTAACGTTCGGTGAACATCGAATATTAGCAGGAGATTATTCCAAATGGGATTTGCGGTTACCTGCACATTTAGTCGGCAGTGCGTTTGATGTTCTTATTAAGATCGCACAGGCTTCTGGAAATTACAGTTCTGACGATATCAAAATAATGCAAGGAATAGCTACTGATGTAACTTATCCAGTAATTGCTTACAATGGTACACTATTAGAATTGTTCGGTTCCAATCCATCAGGGCAGAATTTGACAGCGCATTTGAATAGCATATGTAATAGTTTGTTAGTAAGGATGGCGTTTGCCAAATTGGAAGGTTTTAAAGACTTCCGTTCTTTTGTTAAAATAATAACGTACGGTGATGATTTGATTGGCAGTGTTAGCGACAAATGCAAGCATTTCAATCATATCACGGTCCGAGATTTCTTGAAAGAACTTGATATTGAATTTACTATGCCAGATAAGAAAAGTGAAGCGATTCCCTTCTTACATATTGATAATGCAGACTTCCTGAAAAGGAAGAGCGTTTTCAATCCCGAGATGGGACAGAGAGTGGGTGCATTAGAATTAGATTCTATATACAAATCACTCTATTGCTACCGCACTTCTGAAGTGGGTGAAAAGAATGTAATGTGTTCGGCAATCCAAAGTGCATTATTGGAATTAACCTTCCATGGCAGAGAGATTTACAATGCAAATGTTGATGCAATCAAGCCTGTTGCAGAAGAAGTTGGAGTCATCGTACCAGAGTTGACTACAACTTATGATGAAC